GTCTACGTTAGTAAACTTAATACCTCTTTTATTATCAGAATCATCAATTAACTTGACTCCGTATAACAAATCGGAAACTACCTTAGTTCCCAAAGCATCTACAGAATATTCTGACTGAACTCTTACTTCTTGTTGAGAAGCAAAAGCACACGAACTTTTGTGGAAAATAGCACCTGAAATTGTAGAGCTTGTTCCAGCAGTTGATACAGTATTTGACATATATACGTCAATTCCATAAAGTGATCCAACCATACCTGAACGTAGTCCACGATTTCCTTCACCGACAGCATCATTACGAATAAAGTATTGAGCTATACCAGCAGATGGGTTAAGTATATCTGCAAATAGTGTTGGGTTTACAACCATAGCACATTGACCATCCATGTAAGGAATGTCGTTTTCACCTAAAGTAGCTAATGCAGATTCAAAAACGGCGGCAGTCAAAGTATCATCAGCAGAAAGAGCTTGAGATTGATTTAAACCATCTAACTCTGCCCATATATCTGCATCTACTTGACGAGAAAGAGCTTCACCCATCATTCTTGAATACTTAGCAACTAAGTCAGCTTCAGATTGGATTAATGCTACATCTTCAAATAACTTTGCAACGTACTTATGTTTATTAATAGCAAGTTGAGTAGTGGTGGTTGCAGTTGCATCATAAGATACATCTGAACCAGCACTTTTGTCTGATGCACTAATAAGACTCATTTCTGGAATATTAATTGCATCTCCATATCCCTTACTACCTACTAAAGCAGAATAATCGTCTACAAGACCTCTGAATACAGTTTTGCGTTCAAAGTATTTATAGATTCCGTCTGCCCAAATTTCAGGAATAAAATGTTGATCTGTAGTCGTTGTTACTGGACTACCTTGATAATGTTTAGCCATTTATTTTACCTTTTTATGTATGACTCTAGTATCGCACCCCAGTTTCTTCTTCTATTCACAGCATCCATATCTGTCCAGTCTGTGATTTGTTTAGTAGGTACTGTTCCTTGTCTGTCAGGAGGATTTACTTTGTTTTCCTCATCTGCAAACTCTTGAACAATATCTAGCAAAACTTCGGTGTCAACACTAGAAAATTTTTCTCTTTTAGATTCAGGAAGTTTTGATAAAGCAGTTTCTCTAATCTTAGCATCCATACTTTCCCATTTTTCTTTATAGGGTTTGTAGCTATCTACTTCTTTTGATAATTCAGTATTTAGCTCTTGCCATTTTTCTTGATCTGCGAGATCAGCTTTACGTTTTTCTTCCTCTTGCGTTTTCAAAGATTGCATGGCATCACGAAGGTTGTTCCTTTCGTTTATGACTTCATTTAATCTTGAAATAGGTACATTGTTTTCGTCTTGTGTGACGGCTTCCATTTTTACATCTGGGTCGATGGACTGTTCTTCAGACATTTTTACCTCTTTAGTGAGTAGTTAATTATACAAGAATTGCCTTGCATTAAATAGATACTATAAAGTAAGTTATAATTATAGTCTAATGCAAGAAAAAAATTACGAGTTTAAGAAAAAATGGTTTAAGTATCTTGGCTACCAACCACATAATGGACAGCTACCATTACACTACCCTAAAAAAGTAGATAGTAGATTTCAGGTTGTTGTATGTGGAAGAAGATTTGGAAAAACTTGGGCAAGTGCTATGGAGGCTACTTATGTAGCATCTCAACCAAATAAACGTATTTGGGTTGTAGGAATGTCCTACAAAAAAGCTAGATTAATATTTAGGGAAATTTGGCAACGTATGGTAGTTGGACACCCTGATGATGTAGATAAAGCATCAGAAAAGGATATGTTTATTAGGTTTAAGTGGGGAACTACTGTAGAGGGTATGTCAGCAGATAACCCATCAAGCCTTGTGGGGGAGGGTCTTGACCTTTTGGTAATTGATGAGGTTGCCAAGATGAATAAGAAAATTTGGGATATGTATTTATCTCCTACTGTTGCTGGTAGAAAAGGTAAAGTGATTTTTATTACTACGCCAGAAGGTAGGAATTGGATTTACGATTTATTTAAATTAGGAGCAGATGATCCTTTATGGGAAAGTCATAGTTCACCTTCGTGGGTAAACCAGCATGAGTTTCCTTTAGGGTTAGATGATCCAGCAATTATAGAAAGAAAACGCAATATGTCAAAAGAACTTTTTGGTCAGGAATTTGGAGCAGAGTTTTCTGTATTTGAGGGAAAAGTTTGGGATTTTAATAGAGAGTTAGATACTGGAGATTTTCCTTACGATGCTAATTTACCCACTTACTGTTCTATTGACTTTGGCTTTCGTATGCCAGCCGTACTATTTATGCAGACTTATTGGGATAATGGCATAGAACATATTAGGGTATTTGATTGTATTTTACATAAAACTAATATTAAAACTGAAGATTTAATTAAAATGATTAAGACTAAAGGTTATCCTATTATGTCGTTTTATGGCGATCCAGCAGGCTCAAATGTTCAAGGGCAGTCAGGTGCTGGAGATATGGAGATTTTTAGAAGAAGTGGTATTAGAATCTTATCTACTAGAGATCGTATGAGTAGAAACATTGTAGCAAGTGTTGCATACACAAGGGGGTTTTTTGAAAGTGCCGATGGAATTAGGCGAGTTCATGTTGATAGCAAATGTACGGATTTAATAGAAGATTTTGAAGAATATAGATACCCTGAAAGCGAAGATGGTAAACCAGTTAAAGAAGAACCTTTTAAAGATGGAAGGCATGACCACGGAAATGATGCCTTTAGATATTTTATAACCAACAGATTTCCAATGAGAAACCAAGAAATGAAGAGGATTCAAAGATGATTAATAAAATGCTTAAAGATAAGTTGCTTGAAACTAAGCTGTTAATGTCTCACGAAAGAAGGAGAGAGATTAGAAAACACTTAGACTATTATTCAGGCACTTCAACTGAACAATATATTAATAGTTACTTTAGTGGAGATGCTTTTGCAGAAATACCTCCTAGCATGACAAACTTTACAAGAAAGTTTATTAATAAGATTAGTAGAATATATAGTTTAGGAGCAAAGCGTAATATAGGTGGTGCTACATCAAGGTATGAAGAATTAATCCCTACTAAGAATGTAAGAATGAAACATTCAGAAAGAATGACTAGGTTGTTAGGCACAATAGCTAATCGTGTTTATTGGATGGATGGCAAGTTTGATTATAGACCTATTTACTATTTTGAGGCGTACTTTGATGAAAATCCTTTTATGCCTAGTGCAATTATTTATCCTTTGTTAAATAGCACTAGCGATCTTTCTGATGCTACAAATCTACAATGGGAATATTGGGATAATGAGAAATATGGCATTATGAATGAAGATGGGGAAATGATGGATGAGCAACCTAATCCCTATGGCATTATTCCTTTTGCATTTACTCATAGAGAAGATCAGGTAGATTCTTTTTTTGTTGAAGGTGCATCAGATGTAGTTAGTTGTAATGAGCAAGTAAATATTGCCTTAACTGAAATGAATTTAGGTATGCGTTTTAATATGTTTGGACAGCCGTGGGTTACTGGACTTAGAGCAGATCAAAGTATGTTAAGAGCTGGATCAAATACTATTCTTGATATGGGAGAAGATGGTGCTTACAATATAACTAGTCCTAGTGGGAACATTCAAGAAGCCATAGATAATATTAAATTCCAGATAGAATTAGTTGCCTCAAATAATCATTTGTGGATTCAATGGGCAGAGTCTGGTGGGGAAGTACCTAGTGGTATTTCACTTATGATTAAAGATATGGAACGCAAAGAAGATTACTATGATGATATTGCTCTTTGGAGATTGTATGAAGAAGATTTTTATAGAGTAGAGCGTGTAATTGCTGGATATAATGGTATTGAGTTACCTGAAGAATTTGGTGTAGACTTTGAAGAAATAGACTACCCTATGACTGTTCAGGATCAAATATTAAAAGATAATTTTGATATTCAAAACAACTTAATTACTAGAGCAAAAATTATGGTTCGTGAGAACAAAGATTTAACGCTAAATCAAGCACAAAAACTTATAGATGATAATAGGAAAGTCAATGAAAAAGAAGGAACTCAGTCAATTTTTAAAAAGCTCAGTCAAGAAGCTGGACAAGATCAATAATGTAGAATTTAATATTGAAGGAAATATTAAAGATGCTATTGCCAACCCTATTAAATGGGCAGAGCAACAAGCCGAAAGAGCTATAGAAGAAAATATCTCTAAATATTTAGATGCTAAAACATTAGGTAAGGAGTTTTGGAGTGAAGTTAAAGATAACAACTAATTTTGATTTTAATAAACTAAATAACAAAGTAGGCAAGTTAGTAGAAAAATATATTGAGCAAAATGTAATAGATGTTGCTGATGGTGCAAAGAAAAAAATAGATCAAAACACTCTACCTAGATTAAGCAAAATTACTAAACGCATTAGAAAATCAAAAGGATTGCCAGAAAATCCTCCATTAAAAGCGACTGGTAGATTATATAAAAGTATTAAGCCGAAAAAAAATGCTTTAGAAATATATCAATATGGTAAGTGGCACAATGATG